AGGTTAAAAGAGGATGGTTACTTGACGACGAAGCCTTATAAGTTCCGAGCCATTAAGTTGGCTGATAACTCTATGGTGTTTAAACAATGACACAGATTGTTGAGGGTTTGGAGTTACTGACCGCCGAGGAGGTGAAGAACCTTATGCATTTGGCGGAGCATGGTGATGACGCTACCCGCAGTAAAGTGTTTGAGATGCTTAGGCGTGACCGCAGTGACAGGTGTAAGGTTGACTTCCTGTGTTTTGTTGAGCAGATGTGGCCTGTGTTTATATCGGGTAAACACCATGCAATTATGGCTGACGCCTTTGAGCGTGTTGCAAGGGGAGAGCTTAAGAGGTTGATTATCAACATGCCGCCCCGCCACACTAAGTCGGAGTTTGCTTCCTTTTTGCTTCCAAGTTGGTTCTTGGGAAAGTTCCCACATAAGAAAATTATTCAAACTGCCCACACCGCAGAGCTTGCGGTTGGTTTTGGACGAAAGGTTAGAAATCTTGTTTCATCGGAAAACTATCAGCAGGTTTTTACAACAAAGCTTTCAAGTGATTCAAAGGCCGCTGGTCGCTGGAACACTAATGTGGGCGGTGACTATTTTGCTATCGGTGTTGGGGGCGCTGTTACAGGTAAGGGCGCAGATCTTTTAATCATTGACGACCCACATTCGGAGCAGGAGGCCAAGCAAAACAACGCAGCTGTCTTTGACAATGTGTATGAGTGGTTCACTTCCGGGCCACGTCAGCGTTTACAGCCGGGTGGTGCCATCATTATTGTGATGACTAGGTGGTCTAAGAGGGACCTTACCGGCCAAATTATAAAAAATTCTGCTAAAGACGGTGTAGATCAGTGGGAAACCATCGATTTCCCGGCAATTATGCCCTCCGGAACCCCATTGTGGCCGGCTTTTTGGTCTAAAGAAGCCCTAGAAGCCCTGAAATCAGAGCTCCCAGTCGCTAAATGGGAGGCCCAGTACCAACAAAACCCCACCTCTGAAGAGGGAGCGATCATTAAACGGGATCAGTGGCAGCTTTGGGAAGGTAAAACACCCCCTCAATGTGAATACATCATCCAGTCTTGGGATACCGCCTTCGAGAAAACAAACCGCGCAGACTATTCAGCGTGTACGACGTGGGGTGTCTTTCAAAATCCCGACAAACACGGGAACCTGCGGGCCAACATTATTCTTTTAGATGCCTATAAAGAGCGATTAGAGTTCCCAGAGCTTAAAGCTAAAGCATTTGAAATGTGGAAGGAGTGGGAGCCTGACACATTGATTGTTGAGAAGCGTGCCGCTGGCGCTCCTTTGATTTATGAAATGCGCAAAATGGGAATTCCAATGTCAGAGTTTACGCCGGGCAAGGGAAACGATAAGATCTCGCGTGTAAACGCAATCTCAGACCTGTTTGCCTCCGGCATGGTGTGGTGTCCCGAAACTCGTTGGGCTGAAGAGGTTATGGATGAATTAGCCTCATTCCCAAATGGCGACCACGACGACCTTGTTGACTCAAGCAGTCAGGCTTTGATGCGGTTTCGCCAAGGCGGCTTTATCACCATCGACACCGACGAACCTGATGAGCCGATTTATCACCGCAGAAAAGCAGAGTATTACTAAGGAACATTATGAGCATCGATAAAGCAGTCAACCAAGCCCCTATGGGCCTCGACGATTTAATGGGGCCCGCCGACGGCTCTGTAGAAATTGAAATCATCAACCCAGAAGGCCTGACCATTGGAGTCGATGGCGTCGCAGTTGACCTCATTGAAGGGGGGGAGGAGGGCTTTGATGACAACCTCGCAGAGTACATGGATGAAGGCGAGCTAGAAAAAGTCGCAGGAGACCTGCTTGAGTTAGTGGACACTGACATTACCAGCAGAAAAGACTGGACCGACATGTACGTCAAAGGTCTAGATGTTTTGGGAATGAAGTATGAAGAAAGAACAGAACCTTGGAACGGAGCCTGTGGAGTATTTTCTACAGTACTTACTGAGGCGGCGGTCCGGTTTCAAAGTGAAACGATTATTGAAACGTTCCCGGCTCAAGGCCCTGTCAAAACGCAGATCATTGGTGCTATTGATAAACTTAAAGAAGAGGCTGCGGAGCGTGTCAAAGAAGACATGAACTACAAGCTCACGGAAGGTATGCCAGAGTACCGCCCTGAACATGAGCGCATGTTGTACTCTTTAGGTTTGGCCGGAGCAGCTTTCAAGAAGGTTTACTACGACCCTTCACTGGGACGTCAAGCCTCTATTTTCTTGCCAGCAGAAGACGTCATCATCCCGTTTGGCGCTTCTAGCGCTATGACCTCAGAGCGTGTTACGCACATCATGCGTAAAACCAAGAACGACATCAAGAAACTTCAGGTATCGGGTTTCTACCTAGATGTTGAAATGGGTGAGCCGCTTTCTTTTTACACCGACGTAGAAAAGAAAAAGGCGGAAGACCAAGGCTACACAGTCAATGACGACGGTCGCTATCAAATTCTTGAGATTCATGTTGACTATGACCTGCCGGGCTATGAAGACGAAAACGGCATCGCTCTACCCTATGTGATTACCCTAGAGCGCGGCACAAGTAAGATTCTGGCAATCCGTAGAAACTGGCTAGAAGATGATGAGTCCCGTTTAAAGCGCCAGCACTTTGTCCAGTACACCTACGTGCCCGGCTTTGGAGCTTATGGCTTGGGTTTAATTCACTTAATTGGTGGATACGCCCGCGCAGGCACATCATTGATTCGTCAATTGGTAGACGCAGGCACATTGTCTAACTTGCCCGGCGGCCTGAAAACACGTGGCATGCGCATCAAGAGCGATGACACACCAATCCAGCCCGGTGAGTTCCGCGACGTTGACGTGCCAATGGGCTCAGTCAAAGACAACATCATGACGCTGCCTTACAAAGAACCCTCACAGGTTTTGGCGGGTCTGTTAGATCGTATTACCGAAGAGGGCAGACGCCTAGGCTCAATTGCTGACATGAACATCAGCGATATGTCCGCTAACGCCCCCGTAGGTACAACCTTAGCGTTGCTTGAGCGCCAGCTTAAAACAATGTCTGCGGTTCAAGCTCGAGTTCATTATTCAATGAAGCAAGAGTTTAAACTGCTTAAAGACATTATTCGTGATTACACGCCCGGTGAGTATGAGTACGACCCCTCTTCGGGCGATTCACGTGCCAAGCAAGCAGACTACGACATGGTTGATGTCATTCCTGTATCGGATCCCAACTCCGCTACGATGGCTCAGCGAATCATGCAGTACCAAGCGGTCATTCAGTTGGCCCAAGGTGCCCCACAGATCTATGACTTACCGCAGTTGCACCGTCAAATGATTGAAGTTTTAGGCATTAAAAACGCCGACAAGCTTGTACCAATTGAAGACGACCAAACGCCCCGCGATCCAATTTCAGAGAACATGGCGTTCTTGACCGGCAAGCCTACTAAAGCTTTCATTTTCCAAGACCACGACGCACACATTGCAGTTCACACCTCAATGATGCAAGACCCAATGGTCATGGGTCAAATGGGCCAAAACCCAATGGCCCAACAAATGCAGGCAGCAATGATGGCGCACGTTGCCGAGCACATTGCATTCCAGTACCGCTCTAAGATTGAACAGCAGTTGGGAGCTACCTTGCCCGCACCTAACGCCAACCTTGGCGAGCAGGTGGAAGTTCAGTTGTCCAAGTTGGTTGCTCAGGCCGCCGCACAGTTGTTGCAAGTCAACAAATCGCAACAAGCGCAACAGGAGGCACAGCAGGCCCAACAAGATCCTGTGGTTCAAATGCAACAGCAGGAGTTGGCAATCAAGCAACAAGATGCCCAGACCAAAGCGCAGAAAGTCCAAGGGGACTTGGCTATCAAGCAGGCAGAGCTTCAACTCAAAATGCAGCAAGCTCAAAACCAGCAAGGGGAAGACCCAGTGTTGGCCGCTCAACGTGTCCAGCAAGAAATTGCTCAGGCAGAGCAGTTGCATCAGGCAGAGCTTGCCCGCAAAGAGCAAGAGCACGCCCAGAGCTTGACTCACAACCAGCAAACACAAGACCTGCTGGCTAAACAAAAAATGTTGGAAATGTTACTGAACACAGCACAACAACCTAACAGGACAGAGTAATGCAAATTTTAGAAATATTACATGCAAAGCTGGAAGACCAACTCCAGCCATTGCGTAGAGCCGTAAGTGATGGTGGTGCGAAATCCTACGATCACTATAAGGAGCTGTGCGGAACAATCCGAGGTCTCGAGACCGCACAGTTAGAAATCAAAGACCTCGTGCGTAAACTTAAGGAGTCAGACAATGACTGAATTTGATGTTAGTGCGGTTGATCTAAGTGGAGTGCTTAACACCTCCGCTGAAGAAAAAGCCAAACAAGTTCCCGACCCAGCGACGTACCACTTAATGTGCATGTTGCCCAAGGCCGAGGAAGAGTTTAGTGAGACCGGAATTTTAAAGTCCGCGACCGCTATGTATCACGAAGAGCTACTCTCACCGGTGCTGTTTGTGGCAAAAATTGGCCCCGACGCTTTCAAAGATGAAAAGCGCTTCCCATCAGGCCCCGCCTGTAAGGTTGGCGACTTTGTGTTAGTGCGTCCTAACACTGGAACCCGCATGAAGATTCATGGTACTGAGTGGAGACTCATTGCTGATGACTCCGTGCAGGCTGTTGTGCAAGACCCCCGTGGTATCCAACGCCCATCATAAGGAGTAATTCATGGCTGAAATTGAAAAAACTGAGTTTGAATTTCCTGATGAAGCGGAAGCAAATCCCCGTAAGGGCGGCAGAATGGTTGAGCCAGCGCCTGAAATTGAGATTGAATCCAATGAAAAGCCGGAAATTGAGGTTGTTAGCGACGTTCCAGAAGACGACCGCTACCGTGAGCCTCTGGGTTTTGACCCTGCTGACCCTACCGACGAGGAGCTGGCAGGCTACACCGAGAGCGCCCGCAACCGTTTAAAGCTGTTTACCAAAGGTTTTCACGACCAACGCAGAGCAAAAGAAGCTGCAGAGCGTGAGCGTGAGGAAGCTTTTAGGATTGCACAGACTGTCGCAGAAGAAAACAAGCGTTTAAAGGGCTCTTTGAGCCAAGGCCAAAATGCTCTCCTAGAGCAGGCAAAACGCACGGTTTCTAATGAGATTGAAGAAGCGAAGAGGCAGTACCGGGAAGCTTACGAAGCCGGCGACACCGACAAGTTGGTAGAGGCGCAGGAAGCACTCACTACCGCTAAGATCCGCGCCGATAAAGTAAATAATTTTCGGCCAGCCCCTTTACAGGAAGACGAAACTCCTGTACAAATCACACCGCAACCTCAACAAGTTGCACCTGTTGACGAAAAACTACTTGCATGGCAAGACCGAAATCAGTGGTTTGGAAGCAATAAGCGCATGACTTCATACGCCCTCGGGCTGCATGAAGAACTTGTTGATAGCGGTATCCGAGTAGGCAGTGATGAATATTACAAGCGTATTGACACTGACCTACGAGATAGATTCCCCGACCAATTTGGAGCCGGGGGGTCCGTTGATGCAAAACCTCAACGTACCAAATCCAATGTTGTTTCACCCGCAACTAGAAGTACTGCACCAAAGAAAATCGTACTGACAGAAACGCAAGTGAACTTAGCCAAACGGCTTGGCATCTCCTTGGAGAGCTATGCACGTGAGGTAGCGAAAGAAATGAGGAAATGAAAATGGAAAAATCTGCACGCCCGACTAGGATTCTTGAAACCCGTGAGGCCATGGAGCGTCCAAAACAATGGATGCCACCACAGCTTTTGCCCGACCCTATTCCCGAAGAAGGTTATGCATATCGTTGGATTCGGATTTCTACTTTAGGTAAAGAAGACGCCACTAACGTTTCCGGCAAGCTTCGTGAAGGCTGGGAACCCGTCAGAGCTTCTGACCATCCAGAGATTCGTTTGTTTGGAGCTACCAATGGTAAGTTTCCAGACAGCGTTGAAGTGGGCGGACTGTTGCTTTGCAAAACACCCGTGGAATTCACACATCAGCGTGATGCGTACTACCGACAGCAGTCGGAAGCACAAATGGCTGCAGTGGATAACACTTACATGCGTGAAAATGACCCACGGATGCCTATGTTCAAAGAACGTAGATCTGAAGTCACTTTCGGAAAAGGTACTTAATTTTTTGGAGTCTATAGATGGCATACCCTACCATTGATAAGACGTATGGTTTCAAGCCTGTCAATCGCATTGACGGTTTGCCTTACGCCGGAGCGATCCGTCAAATCCCAATCGCGCCTGCTTACGCAACAGCAATCCTGAACGGTGACACCGTTTCTGTGAATACTAGTGGCTACATTGTTGCCGCTAATACCACTGACTCAGGAGCCATTGTTGGTGTGTTGGTTGGATGTTCTTACATCAACTCTTTGAGCCAGCCTACGTTTCAGCAGTATTATCCTGCGGCAGTCTCAACTTCTACAGCAATGGCTTTTGCTTTTGTTGTGGATGATCCTATGGCAGCCTTCAAGGTTTGCGCCACAGTTGCTGGTTCCACCACTCCTACGGCTTATACCCGTGCGATTGTTGGCGCTAACGTCGCTTTGGTTGCTAACGTTGGTTCTACTACCACTGGTGACTCGTATTATGGTATTGACGGTTCTTCCGCCGCTACCACCAATACACTTCCCGTTCGTGTGATTGATGTTGTGG